TCTGCCAGGAAAGCCCAACTGTTGGCTATGGAATACAAAAAGGCTGGCGGGGGCTATAAATGAAAGATCCTCAGAAGTCTCTGAAAGACTGGACGGCTCAGAAGTGGAGGACATCTGATGGGAAGCCTTCAAAGGGTCGTAAACGGTATTTACCAGAGTCTGCTTGGGAAACTCTCACCCCGGCAGAAAAGGCGGCTACAAATCGCTCTAAAGCGGCTGGGAATCGTAAAGGCAAGCAGTTCGTGAAGCAACCGGCTGCGATTGCCCAAAAAACAGCAAAATATCGTTGAGGTAGGCATGAAAACTCCCGTTTGGCAACGAAAAGCCGGTCAAAACCCCAAAGGCGGCTTGAACGCCAAGGGTAGAGAGTCTTATAATAAAGCAACTGGCGGGAATCTAAAGGCTCCCGTCAAATCAGGCGACAACCCTAGACGGGCCTCCTTTCTAGCGCGTATGGGCAATATGCCCGGGCCTGAATACAAAGATGGCGAACCTACTCGCCTTCTGTTGTCCCTCCGAGCCTGGGGCGCATCGTCCAAAGCAGATGCAAGATCTAAAGCCAAGGCTATCTCGGCAAGGAACAAGAAGTGAGGCCCATTTCAGTTGGTGTAAGTCCTACGGCTGCGGTTCTGACCACGGTCTATACGGTTCCGACTGGGTATTACTCTAAGTTCACGGTGATGTACATCCACAACACGGGTGGATCTACGAAGCACATTACTGTCCAATGGATTGACTCTAGTGCAAGTGCCACCTATGACATCCTGACGCAATACAACTTCACTACAAAACAGTATTTGCAATTTGATGGCAATGCGTACATCGTGTTGGAAGAAGGCGATTCAATCAAGATTACTACTGAGTCTGGTAGCTCTTTTAGTTTTATCGCCACCTTTGAAGAAATAGGATTGACACGGCAATGACCTACCTTGAACTTGTCAACGATGTCCTGATTCGGTTGCGGGAAACGCAGGTTTCAACCGTAACGGAAACGACCTACTCTACGCTGATTGGCAAGTTTGTCAATGATGCCAAGCGCCAGATCGAGGATGCATATGCGTGGAACGTGTTGGGCACTACGCTTACCTTCAACACGGTGTCTGGCACTTACATTTACTCGATGACTGGTGCTGGACAGAAGTTCCAAGTCATGGATGCAATCAATACGACCGCTAATGTCGGCCTGCGGAACATTTCGTTTGTGGAGATGAATCGTCTTCAGAATTTCAGCACTCCGGTTTCTGGCATTCCAGAAGCATATGCGTTTGACGGTGTTGATGGCAGCGGAGATACAAAGGTTGTTCTGTGGGGCCGTCCGGACAATGTGTACACAATCAAGTTTGCTTTGACTGTGCCGCAGGCTACGCTCTCGTCTGATAGCACTTCTGTGCTCGTGCCTGATGTCTTGGTTGTACAGAATGCCTACGCTCGTGCCCTGGTGGAGCGCGGGGAAGACGGTGGTTTAGCTTCATCTGAGGCATACCAGCTTTATAGAGCCATGCTAGCAGATTACGTTGCTCTTGAGAGCACTCGTTACCCTGAAAATCAGGAATTTGTTGCTGTATGAGTGAAGTCCTCCAGATTGCCAGTGTTTCAGCGCCAGGGTTCTTTGGCCTGAACACTCAGGACTCGCCGCTTGATTTGGCGGCTGGCTTTGCTTTGGTGGCGACAAATGCTGTTATCGACCAGTACGGACGCATTGGATCTCGCAAGGGTTGGTCTAAAGTCAACTCCTCATCTGGCAATCTCGGAGCTAATCCTGTTGGCGTAATCCATGAGTTGGTGCAGTCTGATGGCACACTAACGATCCTATTTGCTGGCAACAACAAGCTGTTCAAGTTGGATGGCTCTAATGCTGTCGTAGAGCTTACTTATGGAGGTGGTGGTAGTGCTCCTACCATAACGGCAAACAACTGGTCTTGCGCCTCTCTGAACGGTATCACTTACTTCTTCCAGACAGGTCATGATCCGTTGATCTACGATCCAGCAGTCAGCACGACTACTTATCGTCGGGTGAGTGAGAAGACGGGATATGTAGCTACCGTGCCTAGCGGTGACATTGCTATTTCTGCATTTGGTCGGCTGTGGGTTGCCAATACATCTACGGTCAAGAACACCGTTTACTTTTCTGACCTATTAGCTGGGCATGTGTGGTCTACAGGGACTTCTGGTTCACTCAATGTAGACCGTATTTGGCCTAATGGGCCTGACGAGATTCAGGGTCTTGCAGCGCATAACGGCTTCCTTATCATCTTTGGAAAGCGCCAAATCCTTGTTTATCAGGATGCCACGACTCCCTCCACAATGGCTTTGAGCGACACGGTTGGTGGGATTGGCTGCATTGCCAGGGATTCGATCCAGACCACCGGCAAGGATGTGTTGTTTTTAAGCAACTCCGGGTTGCGTTCTTTTGCAAGAACGATTATTGAGAAGTCTGCGCCTCTTGGTGACCTGTCCAAGAACGTCAGGAATGACCTGATGGACATTGTGGCTGGCGAGACTTTCGCAAACATCAAGTCTGTCTACTCTGAAAAAGAGGCGTTTTATCTGCTCACGCTGCCGTCCGTGGACGAGGTGTATTGCTTTGATACACGCGGCCAACTTCAAGATGGTTCTTTTAGGGTAACGGTCTGGGACTCTATTGAACCGACTGCGCTGCTGTCTCGCAGAAATGGTGATGTACTGATTGGCAAGACGGGCTATATCGGCAAGTACACAGGCTATCAAGATGATGGTGCATCGTACAGGATGCTGTACTACACCAACCATTCAGACCTTGGCAATGCAAATGTTACTTCTATCCTAAAGCGGCTCAAGACTACCGTTATTGGTGGCACAAACCAGTTTGTGACCATGAAGTGGGGCTTTGATCTGATTACCAACTACCAGTCTGCTAATGCTCAAATCCCAACTCAAGGCATCTCTGAGTACGGCATTGCTGAATATGGAGCAAATGGTTCTCCAGTTGCATATTATTCAGAGGGTGTATTGATCCAGATCCTTTCTGTTCCGGCAACTGGAAGCGGAAAGATTGTGCAAACAGGTTATGAGTCTGACATCAATGGATCTGCGTTGTCTATCCAACGCATCGAAATCCAATACAAGGATGGGAAGCTATCATGAGCAACTACACCAAGAGTACAAACTTTGCCAGCAAAGATGCACTTGCATCTGGTAACCCGTTGAAGATTGTTAAGGGCACGGAGATTGATACCGAGTTCAACAATATTGCTACTGCTATTGCCACCAAGGCAGATCTGGCATCTCCTACGTTTACAGGAACTCCATCTCTTCCAACTGGCACTACTGGCGTAACTCAGAGCTTTGGCAACAACACAATTGCTTTGGCAACAACTGCCTTTGTGCAAGCGGCTCTAGCGGCACTTCATCCCGTAGGTTCAATATATATCAATGCAACAAACTCTACTAATCCAGGCACATTGCTTGGCTTTGGAACGTGGACAGCATTTGGTGCTGGCCGTGTGCCTGTTGGATTTAATGCAAGCAATCCACTTTTTGATACCGCCGAGGAAACTGGTGGATCTGCAGATGCAATTGTTGTAAGTCATACCCATACTGCAACAGTTACTGACCCAGGTAATAACCACACATATGGTGGCCTACAAAGTCAAGGTCTAGAAGCAGGAAACTCCATTATTGCAACTACTGGCTCTGTTGCATCAACTAGCACTGCAACAACTGGTATTTCAGTTTCCAATAGCACAACTGGTTCATCTGGAACCAATGCCAACTATCAGCCCTACATAACTGTGTATATGTGGAAACGCACGGCCTAAGGAGTAAAAAATGATTGATGCAATTATTAGTGGTGGCCTTGGCCTTTTGGGCGGCGTCTTAGGAGGTCAATCAGCAGAGGATGCTGCACGAGCGTCTGCTGCCGCCCAACTAGAAGCAGGCCGACTTGCCGCTGAAGAAGCGCGTTTCCGTCCAGTAGGCATCACAACCCGCTTTGGCCGATCTACCTTTGAATACGGCCCTGAAGGTCGTGTAACGGGCGCTGGCTACGAGGTGTCTCCTGAGCTAAGGGCTTATCAGGATCGTCTGATGGGCCTGACTGGCATGGGCTTGACCCAGGCAGAGGCTGCTCCCGGCCTGTATCGGCCACTGATGGGCGCTGCTCCTCGCTTGTTTGGCTTAGGTACTGAGTATCTTGCAGAATCTCCCCAACAAGCTGCACAGAGGTACATAGCTCGTCAGCAAGAACTGTTGGCTCCGAGCCGAGAAAGACAGTTGGCGCAAATCCAGAATCGTGCGTTCCAGACGGGCCGTGAGGGCTTGTCTGTTGGTGCTACTGGTTTGCGTCCTAGCGGTGCTGCTGGCCTTGGTGCAGCATCTCCTGAGATGGAGGCATATTACAACGCCATAGCACAAGCAGATGCCGCATTGGCAGCAGATGCACAACGGGCTGGCATGGAACAGACTCGGTTTGGTGCTGGATTGTTTGGCACTGGCGCTGACTTGCTTAGTGCTGCTTATCGCGGTCAGATTGGCGCACTGGCTCCGTTTGAGACTTATCTTGGTCAGGCTCAAACACTTGAAGGTTTGGGACAACAACCTCTTACTCTTGGGATTAACATTGGCGCAAAAGGTATGAGTCCTGCGGCTGCTGAGTCCCTATTGGCAAGCGGCACAGGTGCTGCACGAGCACTTGAGCGTGCTAATGCCTACAACCCGTTTGCAGATTTCTTGACGATGGGATCACGCAATCCTGCGCTGATGGGTGCATTTGGCCGAATGGGTGGAACGCCAGCGGTAAGTGGATTTGGCATGGGCGGCTATGGTGCTGGTATCAACCCATTTAGTGGTGAGTACATGGGTTCATTGGAGTTCTAACATGGCAGACATCGTTCAATCCCTATTCGGCCTTACCCCAGAGGCATACCAGCAACAACAAGCCGCTGCGGCTGATCGCATGGCGCTTGAGTACGCAAGGCTAGACCCATTGCAGAGCGCACGTTTTGCCATTGGCCGTGGTGCGTATCAGTTGGCTGGCGCTCTTGGTGGTGCTCTTGGTGGTCAAGATCCAATGCTGCAACTGATTTCCAATCGTCAAGCTATTGCCAGAGAAACTGATCCGACAGATATCAAAAGCATTGAGGCTGGCATTCTCAGACTCCGTGATGCCAATGATCCAGTTGGAGCAATGCAACTAACGCAAGTGCTTCAAGAGCGTCTGAAAAGCACTGCTGAGATTGGAAGGCTTGAGGCTGCTGCTCAAGCATCTAGGGCACAAGC